CTAGCTGTGTTCCACGCCGCCCAGGACGGTGAACTCCAGCTCCACCGTGACCCGCTCGGTGTCCTGCTCCACGCCGCCGAAGGAGCGCTTGGTGAAGAGGCAGTCCTTGAGGGTGTCGGTGACGGTCGCCGTCCCCTTGTCGTAGGAGACCACGATGTCAAAGGGCTCCAGCTTGAAGACGTTCCCCTTGGGGGCGGCGGCCCGGAGGCGGTCGTACTCCTCGCGGAGGAGGACGACCTTGCCCGAGCCCTCGTAGTTCCCCTTGGTGTAGCCCCTGGGCGTGCGCCCTTTGCCGAAGATGGCGTTGATCTTCTCGGCGTCCTCGTAGTCAATGGAGAGGACGTCGGCCAGGGGCACGCCCTTCACCTGGATGCTGATGTGCTCCCAGTCATAGTAGCGGCCGTTGATGGGCATGTTTTACCTCCTCACGCCGTGGCCTGGGCCAGGAAGGGGTTCTCAAAGCCGATGTCCAGGATGATCTCCCGGAGGTAGCCCAAGGGGACGACCCGCACCTGCAGGAGGAGGGTGCGGGAGGCCAGGATGTCCTGGCCCGGGGGCACCACCACCCGGCCCCGGGCAATCTCCCCCAGAGACTGCATGACCCGGAGAGGGGTGTTGGCCCGGGCGATGAGGCTGGCCAGGGAGGCGTTCAGGTCCGTGGGGTCCACGTGCCACTGCACGAAGTCCAGGAGGGCCTGGCGGACCTGGGTGACCGCCTTGTCCATCACCCTCCGGTTCTGGACGATGAGGTAGTCGCTGGTGGGGGGCGCCGCCATGCGGCCGTCCACCAGGTAGACCCCGTCCCGCCCGATGAGCCGGTAGACGGTGGTGAAGCCGGCCGTGTCCAGGGCCAGGGCGTGGGCGTTGTTGAAGAGGCTCTTCTTGCCGTAGTCCGTCTGCACGAAGGGGGCCACGGCCACCACGCCGGGGAGGGGCCCCAGCTGGACCCAGGCGGGGGAGACGTGGACCCGGTTCTTGGAGATTCGGGCCCCCACCCGGGCGGCCAGGCTCTGGACCTCCAGCCTCCCGCTGAGGGTGTCCACCACCTCCCCCCAGGCGGCCACGATCATGACCCGCTTGGAGGTGAAGTTGGCCTTCTCCGCGAGCCTGGCGTTCACCCAGGCGTCCACGTCGTTGCCCGGCGCGGTGGTCTCGGTGAGGAACCAGATGTAGCGGAACCGGCCCTCCGCCTCCGTGGCCAGGGCGTCCAGGGCGGCCCACATGGCGGCGTCGGTGGGCTGGGCCACCTGGATGTACTCGTAGAGGATGGGGGCGTTGAGGGCCTCCCGCACGGCGGCCTGGACGCTGGAGACGCTGGCCCTGGGGGCGGTGGTCTGGAAGCGGTAGACCGCCCCCGCGGTGTAGGTGCCGGCGCCGAAGTTGAGGGTCAGCTCGGTGCCGGGGAGGTCGTAGCTTGCGGCGGTGACGATCTCGGCGCTCACGGTGTCCCCGCCGTCCAGGCTGTAGGTGAAGGTGGCGGTGCCCACGGCCCCGCCCCGGACGATCTGCACCACGATCTCGTAGGCGTCCAGGGGGCTACCGCTCACGCTCACGGTGGGGGAGGAGGGGTTCCCGCTGTTGGCGGTGACGCTGCCCGCGATGTCCCCCGCGGCGCGCACCGCGTAGACCTGGCCGCCTCCGTAGGCCAGCTGGTCGGCCACGGCCCGGGCCAGGGGGCCGGTGCCGAGGAGGGTGGGCACCTGGGAGAGGTCGGAGAGGCCCATCACCTGGTTCACGGGCCCCTTGGAGGAGACCCCCACCACCACCCGCTGGCCGTCCCCGCTGGGGGCCACGATGCCCAGGCCCCCGTCCTGGATCTCGGGATAGACACCCGGAAGTCTAGGCATGCCTTACCTCCCTACTCCTTGACGGTGGGCCCCCGGAGGAACTCCCTCAGGGCCCGCTCAAACTGGGCCCGGGAGACCCGGGTTCCCACGGCCCAGCCCATCCGCACCCGGAGGCCCGCCAGGGCCCAGGGCTCCACCTGGAGGAGTTCGGCGAGCTCCTCCACAGTGGGGTCGGGCTGGGTGATCTCCTTGTCCTCCACTTCCTTGGTCTCCTTGGGCATGTCACACCTCCTCTACGAGCCCTTCTACCTCCACCGCCACGGGCACCCAGTCCACCCCCTCCAGGAGGTAGACCTCCACGGGGATCTCCAGGGCGAGCCCGTTTTCGGGGAGGAGGAAGCCCTCCTCGTCCTGATACGACAGGGTGATCTCGTCCAGCTTGGCCTGATAAGACCCCCCGGCTTCCAAGGGGGTGTGCCAGAGATAGAGGAGTACCCCCACCAGGAGGCGGTCCAGCTCCTCCTGGCTTCGGGCATAGAGTTCCAGGCGGGCCCGCACGAGCCCGCGATACAGGGTCCGGGTGGTGCGCTCGGGCCCCGCCTGCACCCGGCTCCCGTCCCGCCGCAGGCTCCCCGAGGTGAGGGCGAGGAGGGCGGCGGGCACCGTCCGGTAGGCCTCCTCGCGGCTCCGGCGCACGAGGACCCGGGTCCGGGGAAGCCCGGCGTGGACGCAGGCCTCGGTGAGGTAGGCGAGCACAGGGGCGGTCATCTCCGGGAAATCCACTCCTTCAGGAGTGCCTCGGCCTCCCGCCGATCCTCCTCGGTGAGGCCCAGGAACGGCCGGGCAGGGATGCGCACCTTCCTCCCCCGGCCCGCCCTTCCCCCGAACTGGTGGATGGCGGCGTAGACCAGGTTGGTGCCCACGGCGATGGCGTTCCCCGCGACCTTCCAGCCGATGGAGGCCTTGAGGCGCCCGGTGCGGATGAGGGGCTTCCGCAGGGCCACGCGCCGCTGGGCCCGGGCGGAGAGGCCTCCCGACCTGGCGTGGTCCCGGCCCACCTCCCCGAGGAGGGTGGCCGGGGAGAGGGGCGGCCAGGGCCGGCCGTCCGGCCCCCGGCTCTCCTCAAAGCGGCGCTGGGTGCGGGCGTGGACGCCCTCGGCCACCGCCCGCTTCACCGCCTCGGGTACGCCCCCGGAAAGGCGGTGGAGGTGCCGGTGGAGGTCCCGCCAGTCCCCTTTGAGCCGCACGCCCATCAGAAGTCCTCCAGGCTCTCCCGGCTGAAGACCCGCTTGCCCTGGACCTTCGCCCCACCCTTGGGCTGGGCCGGGGCGGAGGCTGGGGGAAGGGGGAGGCTGGCCTTGCCCAGGGCCACGTCCTTGAGGAAGGCCACCGCGTCCCGGTACCGCTGGAGGAGGATCTCGTCGGCGGTGCCGGGTCGGATGCCCCGCCTGAGGGCGAGCCGGTAGACGGCGATGTCCAGCGCCTTGGCCCGCAGCACCTCGGGCAGGGCGGGGAGGGGGAGGGCGTAGCGCTGGGCCAGGTAGCTCTCCACCTCGCCCCAGGCCTCCCTGAGGGCGGCCTGGGCCCGGGCCTCCCCCTCCGGGGTGAGGACCCCCGCCCCCTCCTCGTCCACCAGGTAGAGGAGGGTGTCCAGGGGGAGGGCGTGGCGGAGATCCTCTAGGGTGATCATCAGGAGCCGGCGCCGGTGGAGCCGTAGGCCAGTTGCCAGTAGAGGTAGCCTACGGCCTTGCGCTCGTACACGCCGAAGACATACTCGTTGTGGCGGAAGACGTGGTCGTCCTCGGGGTCGGTCTTGGCCACCCACTCGGAGTCCATGCGCCGCTGCAGGATGAGGGGCTTGATGGGCCGCGAGCCGTCCACCAGGAACCAGTAGCCGGCGTAGCTGTCCACCAGCCACGGGTTGACCACGACCTCGGCCGCCCCGTAGTCGGGGTTGGCCCCCCCGTTCGGCAGGGTCGGGACCCCTACGATCTCCGTGGCGGTGGGGGCCAGCTGGGGGCCCACAATGAGGAGCGGGCGATCTAGGAAGAAGCCCAGGGGGTAGCCCCGGCTGTCCTGAAGGCTGCGCATCCTGGCCAGGGCCTCCCGGAAGGCCTCCCGGGTGAGGGGGGCGGTGCCGGCGTTCTGGTAGTTCTTCTTGCCCACCCGGTGGGTGCCGAAGAAGTTGGCGTCATCGGGCCCCTGGGCGCTGAAGCCCTTGAGGAGGAGCTGGGTCACCAGGTAGTCGTCGTGCTGCGCCCAGCGGAAGGCGTACTCGCGGGCGTTGGCGCCCACCTGGTCCAGGAGGTCGTCCTCCACGTCCTTGCGGGCGATGGCGAAGGTCATCTCCCAGTCGGCGTTCTCCAGGTTGATGGTCTTGAGGCTCAGGTTCTGGACCTGGCGCTCCCCCTTCCACTCCCGCATGGTGGGGAAGTCCTCCAGCCAGGTGTAGACCCCCACCCGCCCTTCCGTCCTGGACTCCAGGGCGATCCTGTTCCAGGAGGGGCGGTACTCCTCCCGGGCCTGGAAGACCAGGGCCCGGAGAGAGCGGGAGAGGGCGTTGAGATTCTCCCTGTTGAGCAGCATCACCACACCTCCACCCAGACGTAAACTCCGTCCACCTGCAGGGCCCGGCCCGCCTTGGAGCGGCCGGAGCTCCCTTTGGCCACGGTGTTGGGCCCGGTGGCGTAGACGTCCTTCCCCAGCTCCGTGGGCCCCACCGGGTCGGCGGGGTCGTTCTCAAACCGGAACACCCCGCGCCGCACCAGGACCTCCTTGGCCCCGTCGGCGCCCCCGGTGTTGTTCACGGTCTCCTGGGCCACCCCCAGGGCGATCTTGCCGGTGCCAGGCCCGGCCTCTTCGGCGTAGCCCCCCGAGACCATGACCAGCGCCCCTTGCCGGATGCGGGCGTTGGCCCGGACCGGCAGGGCGATCAGGTACTCGTCTAGCCAGCGCTCGGTGTCAAACATACGCTACCCCCACTTCTTCCACGCCTCGTCCTTCACGCCCAAAGCCCGGCGCAGCCGCTCGGCGGGGTCCTCCTCCAGGGGGGCCCTGAGGGCCTCGGCCCGGGGCAGGCTGGTGGGCACCAGCCGGGGCATCCCCTCCAACGCTTTGCGGGCGGCCTCCAGATCGGCCCGGGCCTGGGCCAGCCAGAACTCCCGCTGGTGGGGCAGGATGCGCCCCTCCTCCAGGGCGGCCCGCACCAGGGCTTGAGCCTTCTCCTCCCGGGTCTCGGTCCTAAGGGCCTCCAGCTCCGCCCGGGTTCTCTCCAGCTCCGCCAGGGCGTCCTGTGCCGCCAGGAGCCTGAGGAGCTTGGCCTTCAGCTCCGTCTCGTCCTCGGCCCCCAGGCCCACTTCCAGGACCACCTGGCCCACCCGGGCCTCGGCCAGGGTCCTCTCCAGGGCCTGGAAGGCCTCGTCCTCCGTGGCCTGGGGCGGGAGCCCCAGGGCCTGCCTGAGCTTCTCCAGCATGTCCGCCTCCGCTTCTATGCGCTTTTGCATCCGGATGCCGGGGTTGTTGGTGAGGGCGAAGGAGTGGTAGCCCAAAACCTTATGCCTGCCCAGCTCGTCGGGCCGGGGGTCGTAGTAGAAGACGGGGCTCACGTAGGCGTACTCTCCCCGGCTCACCCTCTCCCGTCCCGTCTCCGACCACTCCACCAGGCCGTAGACGAAGCCGTCATCCCCCACCTCCAGCCCGGTGATGAAGCCCGCCGCCGGGGCCTCCTGGCCCTGGCCCTCCTCCACCCGCACCGTCTGGTGGTGGAAGTCCAAGACCCAGGGCGCGCCCCGCTCGGCCAGGTCCCGCAGGGCCGCCTGAAGGCTCTCCTCGTCGTAGAGGAAGACGGTGCCGTTCCCCACGAACTCCCCGAAGGGGTGGAGGGGGATGCGGCTAGGCGCCTCGGCCAAGGCGGCGCGCAGCGTGCCGGAAAAGGTCGGGGTGGAGGTATCGGTATTCTTGGGGAAGCCGGTCAAACTCGGCATAGGGCCTCCTCAGGACCACGCCCCAGTAGGCTCGGTTCTCCAGCCTGGCCGTCTCCGGGGAGAGGGGCCACCGGGGGGCCTCAGGCCCCGGCGGGGGCGCTTTGAGGGCCCGCGCCTTTGCGAAAGGTGCCGTCCCGGTTGAAGATGGCCACCACCGTGTCAATGACCCAGCCCACCACCGAGTCCGGGATCCAGGCGGGCCAGAAGCCGATGATGGAAACCACCAGCTCCTTCACCCGCTTCAGGGCCTCCTCCTTTTTCTGGATGCCTGGGACCCCGTCCATGAGGTCCTCCACCACCAGGACCGCGAGGGCGGTGGCGGCGAAGATGATCTTCAGAACTCTCAGCACGCTTCCCTCCGGTGGGGGTAAAAGATTTACCCCCTGGGTTTCCCCAGGGGGCACTTACCCAACCTTAGCTCTAAGGTACCACGGGGGGTGGGGGGGTGTCAACCTGGGGGGCGTTCAGGCTGGAAGGCCCTACCGGATAGGCGGTCCAGTGTCAAGGGAAAAGACCTTGGGTAGGTGTTTTCCCTTGCTCTGAAGGGCCTGTTTGTGCTATAATCTGTCCCCCCTCATTCCAGCTTGCTCCGCACCTCCACCACCCGGCCCACGATCTCGGCCACTTGGTCCACGGGGATGACGGGAGGGCCGTTGGGCTCCTCGGGGTTGGTGGAGTACAGGGTGCCATCCGGCCCCATCCTTTTGACCACGTAGCTGTTCCCGTCCAGCCGCGCCACCACGATGGCCCCGGGGTGGCCCTTGTCCTGGGTGTTGACGATGATGATGTCCCCATCGCAGATGGGCCGCCGCCCGGCGCACATGGAGTTCCCCCGCACCTTGAAGGCCACCAGGTGGGAGGCGCTTCCCTTCACCCGCACGGGTACGGTGCGGTCGCCGATCTCCTCCAGCTGGGCGGGGCCGCCGCCCACGTAGCCGAGGATGGAGATGTGGTGTTCAAAGCGGTACTCGTACCCAGGGGCACTTGGTTCTAGTCGGTATACAAGCTCGTGCAGAGGCACGTCTAAGGCTTTGGAAAGGGCCACCAGGGTGTCAATGTTAGGTTTGACCCACGTGCCAGCTTTGGTCTGGCGCCCCCGCACCAGGTAGTAAATGGTTCCCCGTGGGATTCCAACCCGGCGGGAGAACTCCTCAAGGCTATTGATCTCCCATTCCCGCATCTTTTCTAGGATGAGGTCGTTGAAAGGGCCGCGTAGTTCGGCCTTCCCCTTATCCCAGAACGTTTCATGCCTGCCGTTGCGCCCTGCTGTTGACATATGTGACCTCCCCCGCTACACTAACTTATGTGAAGTCACATATGTGGGCAACCCCTCTAGACCCCCAAAAGCTCAGGAAGTTGCTCACCGAGCGCGGGATGACCGTGCGACAGCTTTCCGAACTGACAGGGATTCGCACCAACACTTTGTACTGTTATCTGAGCGGCAAGCGAGGACGTCGGCCCAGCTACAAGGTTTTGGAGGCCCTCAAAATAGCCCTCCAACTTGACTCGTTGAAAGAAGTTTTGACCCAAGATATCACAAATGAAGCCCACAAGGAGAAGGAATATGTGGGTAAGCATTGATGAGGCCGCCGCCAGATTAGGCGTTACCAGGCGTTGGGTTTGGACACTCATCCGTCGGTACGGGATTCCCACCCGCAAGGAGGGGCGCAAAACCGTTGTGGATTTGGGGACTCTCCTCCTGATTAAGGATGGGGGCGCTTCATCAGGGCCAGATGGCAAGGGTGCCTCGGATATCCACTGGGTGCCTCCCGAGGCTGAGGGTAGGCTCGGGTTTTTAGCGCGCCTCGCAGAAGAAACTGCGAACTTGCCCAGGGGATTGCGCTGGGATGCGGTGAAAAAGGGGGCTCAGGAGTTGGGTATCACGCCCGAGCACCTATACCGCCTCATCCGCCGCTTCCAGCAAGAGGGCCCGAAGGCCTTCCATCGGGCTCGGCGCGACAAGGGGCAGCACAGGGTGCCCTCCGAGCTTCGCCAGCTGATCCTGGGACTGAAGCTGGCCCACCCGGGGGCTTCGGCCCAACGCATCCTGCGGATCATTGAGCTGAATGACCCGGAAATCCTCCGCTACAAGCCCTATAAGAACGGCTCCACGCTGTTCACGCTTTCCGCCTCCACGGTACGTAGGTTAATCAAGGCAGCTGAGAGCATCCCCGCATTCCGCTGGGCCCTCCTCTCTGACGAGGGTAGACGCGAGTTTGCCCGTACCTGGGCCGGGCACGTCCTGGCCGAGTACCCCATGCAGATGGTCATGGTGGACATGACCCGATGCGACGTCTTCGTCTTCAATCCTGATGAGGATACCGCTTACCGCCTTCGCATTCACGTGGCTCTGGACGTTTATTCCGGGGCCTCGCCCAGTTTGGTGTTCAGCCGCGAGGAGTCTCAGGTCCCCACGGACCAGCTCCTTATCCTGATGACCCAGGACAAGAGTGAACTGGCCCCGTCCTGGGACATCTTCGGCATCCCGGAGCGGATTTATTGGGACAACGGTAAGGTCTATCGCTCGGAGAAGAGTGGGCACTTCGCCCGCCAGCTGGGCATTGAGCTGGTCTACTCCCGCCCCCGGGTTTCCCACACTCGGGGGCGCGTTGAGAGGTTTTTCGGTGCGTTCCACCAGGAGTTTGAAGCCCTTTTGCCCGGATACGCGGGCCGGGACGCCACCGAGCGGGATTCTACCCAGCTGAAAAGACTGATCGCCAACACTCGGGCTTGGGTGGCGGCGGGCATGTCTCCCGAGGAGGACCCCTACCCGAACCGCCTCCTCCTGGAGGAGGAGTACAAAGCCAAGGCTTTGGCCTGGCTCCTCCAGGACTGGCACCGGAAGCCGGTGGACGGGAATCTTTCCCGGGCCGACATTTTCAGGGCTTTTGTTCCCCGCCACCGTCTCGTGAGGTTGGACCTCGGCGATCTCTATCTTCTCACCGCCTACCAGACCGAGCGGGTGGTGCGGGGGAACGGCACCGTGGCCTACAACGGCAAGACCTACTACCTCCGCCCCGAGGACGGATCCCTCATTCCCTGGCAAGGGCAGAATATCGTGGTTCTGGACGTCCGGGTTCTGCCCGGCCAGCCGCTTCGGGCCGCTCTGCGTCAGCCTGATGGGAGCCTAAAGGTCCTCGGGGAACTCATTCCCGAGCCCCTGCGGGCCGACAGCCTCGAGGCCAAGGCCAAGAGGCTGGCCGATAAGGCCGCCATCCGGGCCGTGCGGGAGGCGGCCCAGGAACTGGCCGCCCAGCTGGGCCCCGCCGTGCGGTTTGAGGAGATTCTGGAACACCTTTCTGGCCTTGCCCCTCTGGCCCGGCGGGAGCGGGTCCGCCCGATGGCCCAGGAGCCCCTCCCCCGTCCCTCGGAGGAGGAGATCCAGGCCGTCGCGGCCGAGCTGGAGGACGGCCTAGACGACCTGATTTGGGAGCCCATTGCCCTGGGCGAGAAGTGGCTCCGGGAGCGGGGCCTTCTCCCCTCGGGCGAAGGGGAAACGGGAGGTGAAGCATGACGGAAGCAGAGATCAACAGGCTCATTGACGAAGTGTTTGGTGGCTACGTCTCCGAGGCGGAGCTGAGGGACCCCCGCAACGGGTTCATCCCCACCGCCGGCGCCCGGGCCCTGCTGGGCCACCTGGCCCTGGCAATCCAGGAGCGCTTCCCCTTCGCCCTGGTGGTAGGGCCTGCTGGGGTGGGGAAGACCCTGACCTGCCGCTACTACGCGATGGAGCACCAAGCCCCCTGGGTGCGGGCGCAACCCGCCTACAGCCCCGTGGCCTTCCTGGAGAACCTGGCAGTGGAGCTCCGCATTACCAGGCATAAGGTCTTTCGGGTTCTCCTCACCATGATCCGGGACGCCCTGCTTCTTCGGCCTCGGGCGGTTTTTGTGGATGAGGCCCAGCTCATGGACCGCCCCACGCTGGAGACGGCGAAGTACCTAGCGGACGAGACCGGCTCCACCTTCATGCTCATCACCACCGATGAGTACGCCCCCCAGATCCGCCGCTACCGGGACATTGAGTCCCGCATCGGCACTGTGGCCCAGATAGGACCTGTATCCGCCGCCGAACTGGTGGACATCTACGGGAGCTCGGGCTACACCCGCACCGTGCTGGAAGAGGTGCACCGGCTTACGGGCGGAATCCTCAGGGACGTGGTTCGTCTCATCAAGCAGATGGATACGCTGGTGGAGCTCAACCAAATCCCCAAGGGAGCCATCACTCCGGCCCATGTGCGGCGCCTGGCGTCCCGGCTGAACCTAGCAGGAGGTGCGGCGTGAAGCGCCGGTTCTTCCAGTTTGAGGGGATGCAGATTCCTATACGCCGCGATGAGGCCACCGAGTTCTATGAGGTTGACGAGGAAGGGAACCTGATATCCCCGCGTCCGTTCCTGGCCTTGCTAGCTGACGGCTCGTGGGTCAGGGAATGCCAGGAGTTCTACGTGAATCGGCTTGGAGAAAGGCAAAAGTACGAGATCGTCCTGGTGGAGTACGAAATAGAGCATCACCAAAAACGTGGCTTCTACGGGCAACTGCGCCGCCGGGTAGCGGTCAGACGTGTGCCCGACTGGCAAGAGATTGAAGAGATTTTCAGGTCGCAGGCAAAGGAGGAAAACGATGAGCTTCCCTTCTAACTTGCCACCCGCTAAGGAGGTGGTTCGCCTGCTGGAGCTCCCCGCCCTCATCCGGCGGGTGGGGGAGCGGCTCACCGCCCTCCGGGCCGAGCGCCGCGCGGTGGAGCGGGAGCTGAAGGACCGGGAGGCCCGGGCCTATCTGGCCGCCGAGGGGCGCTCCGCCCAGGAGCGGGAGGCCAGGGCCCGCGTCCTGCTGGCCCAGGACCCGGAGTACCAGGCCCTGATGAAGAGGCTGGACCAGCTTCACGCCGCCATTGACGTGGCCACGGAGGAGAAAAACACCCTGGAACACGAGCGCAAGGCGATTTACGGGGCGCTGGTGGATCGGCACGCCCAGGTCCTGGAGATGGCCCTGGCCCAGGGCCTCTTCGGGGTCCGGCCCCCGGCGCCCCGGGGAGGGAACTGATGACCCGGGAAGAGCTCATTCGGCTCCTCAGGGAGGACCCGGAGGTTTGGGCCGCCCTACGCGGAAGCCCTCCGGGGGGTTCGCCCCCGCCCCCTGGAGGAGGCGGGAAGGGGGATACAGGCCATTTTGGCGGAGGCGGAGCTGGAGTGGCTCCGCCGGAGGGAGGTGAGGGATGAACAAGACGCCTAAGAGCAAGCTGGAGGAGTTGGTGGAAGAGCTGGCGGAGGAGGGGCTTCCCCGGCACCTGCGGGTGGCCTACGCCCTCTACGACCTGGCCCGGGACATGGTGCGGGCGGCCAACGAGGCGCGGGACACCGAGGCCGTGGACCTGGGGGAGCTTTCCCGGCTGGCCCGCCGGGCCCTGGCGGTGCACCTGGCCGCCGAGGCGGAGTCGGACCAGAAAGCGCGGGAGGTGCTGGCCCACCCGCACCGGATGAAGGGGGTGGAGTGCCCATGAGGCCCTTTAAGAGCGCCCTGGACACTATCCGCGGCTACGGCCTCACCCCGGGGGAGCTTCGGGAGCGGTCCAGGCTGGCGGAGCGGCACGGCCAGGCCTTCCTGGCCCAGCTCTACCGGGACGAGGCGGAGGCCCAGGAGGCGGCCCTTCGCCTCCGGCCCTGCCCTCTCTGCGGGGGCACGGGGCGCATCGCCGACAACATCTTCTGCTGGCGGTGCGACCCTCGCCTTTCCCGGGCCTGGGTGGAGGTGCGCCGTGGACCATAGGTTCCTCATCCGCAAGCTCCGGGCCGACCCCGGCACCCCCTACCGCCTGCGCATCCGGGGGCTTACGTGGGAGGGGACGGTGTTCCTGAAGTGGGACGGGGGCGGGGTCATGTTCTACCTCCGCCCCCTCCGCCAGTGGGAGGGCCCCTACGCCGAGCCCTGGGCCCTGGAGGTCATGGCGGTCTGGAGGGTGCTGGAGGCCCGGCCCGTGGCCGTGGAGGAGGTGGCGTGAGCCTGCGCGAGCGCCTGAAGGAGCTGGGCTGGGACGGGAAGGCCCTCCTCACCCCCAACCAGGTGGCTGCTCTTCTGGGGGTGGGCCGCCCGGCGGTGGAAGACCTCATGCGGCGGGGCCTCCTCCGGGTGGTGCGCATGGGGAGCAAAAGCTACATCACCCTGGCCAGCCTGGAGGAGCTGGTGGAGGGGGCGGTGCCCAGGCGGCGGGCGGTTTGGCTGACCCTGAGGCTCCTGGAGCGCCTGGGGGCCCGGGTGGAGCTGGCCACCCACCCCGAGGGCTACACCGCCCGGGCCCTGGGGGAGGAGGGCCGGGGGCTGACCCCTGAGGAGGCCATCCTGGCCCTGGCGGACCGGCTCGCGGGGGAGGTGGAGCGTGAAGGTGGAGATCTCTGAAGGCGACCTGCGGGCCGCGGCGGAACTGCTCTTGCAGCGGGGGGAGTGGGGCGTGGCCCGGGCGGACTTTGAGCGCCAGTTCGGGGGGGACCGCCGGGGCCGGGCCATCATGGCCGAGCTCCGCAAGCGGGGCATCCTCCCCGTGGTGGTGGCGGAAAACCCCGCGGGGGACGAGGTCTACAAGGTGGCGGACAAGGAAGAGGAGTTCCGGGCCTTCCGCCAGAGCCTGGTCTCCCGCATTGAGGAGCTCTACGCGGCGGTGCGGGGGCTGGACGAGGCCTGGGCCCACTGGCAGAAGCACTGGGCGCCCCGTTGGCGCCAGGCCAGCCTCTTTGAGGTGGGCGATGGGGGGAGAGGATGAGGTCCTGGCCTTCCTGGCGGGCTTCCCTTCGCGCTACCCGCGCCGGGTGGGGGAGCTGGAGGTCTACGCGTACCGCGACGAGCGGGGACGCTGGACGCTGGCCCTCTTCCGGGGCGAGGTCCTGGTGGCCCTGGACTGGGGCTGGGACCCGGAGGAGATAGAGGAGGCCCTATGCAGGCGCTTCGGTTCTTACTTTGGCAGGTCCTGAGGGCGCGGGCGCTGGAGGACCGGGCCGCTACCGGGTCCTCAAGCTGGTCCTGGAGCTGGAACGGGAGCTGAAGCTATGAGGAACGCGTTGATCGGACTGCTGATTCTGGCCTATCTGAGCACCCTGGCCATGAGCGCGGGCCACCTGGCCCAGTGGTACGCCCTTTCCCTGGGGGCCCTGCCCCCCTGGCTGGCCTGGGGCCTGGCGGGGAGCCTGGAGTTCACGGCCTTCCTTCTCTCCCTCCTCTCCAACTCCCTCCTCCGGGGCTCCTCCTGGGCCTCGGGCGGGGCCCTGGCCGCTCTGCTCCTGGTGTGGATGGGGAACGCCCTCTCCATGCGCCGGGCGGCCCCCGAGCTTCCCACCTGGGAGACCTTGGCCATGAGCCTCTTCGTCCCCGTGGGGACCTGGGTGGTGGGGAAGGTGGTGGGGGAGCTCCTTGCCTGGCGGCCACCCCACCTGGCCGGGGTGGCCGCTAGGGGGAAGGAGGTGGCCAGCGCGGATGGCCACTCCCCTGGCCAGATGGCCACTCCCCTGGCCACCCCTAGGACCGATGTGGCCACCCGGGAAGGGGGACTGGCCACCCCTGACCGGATCGGGGCGGCCCAGGTGGACAGGGGTGGCCACTTCCCCCGGGACGAGGCTGAGCCCACGGCCACGCTTAGGGTGAAGCGGAGCGTGGACATGGAGTGGACACTGGAAGGCCGGGCGGTGGAGGTGGTCAGGGCTCTGTCCGCCCACGGCGGTCCCGTGGCCGTGGCCAGGTTGGCCGCGGAGCTAGGGTGGCCACGGACCACCGTGAGGCGGTACCTTGAACGCTTGGAGGAGGAGGGGGTGGCCATCCGGACGGAAGAGGGGTGGACCCTGGCCAGGGAGGTGGCCAGTGTTTGAGAACAAGGAGTTGTGGCGGGCCCAGTGGGTGGCCACGGCCCTATGGCGGGTGGTCCACGGGGAGGCCAGGTGGATTCCCCTGAGCCCGGAGGACCCCCGGCCCTCCAAAGGCCCCCCGGCGGCGTCCTACGCCCTGATCACCCGTCAAACCGACTCCCCGGCCTACCTGCCCGTGTACGTCCCCCCGCTGTCCGACCTGGGGGTAGAGCGGGAGCACCTGCGCCTGTGGCGGTCGGACTACCAGGCCTTCCTCCGCGGGCTCCACCCTGGGGAGCGCCAGGTGCTGGAGGCCTGGTTAGGGAAGGGGAAGGCCACCCCCCTGGCGGTGTGGAACGCCTCGGCCAGGCGGCTCCAGATCACAGCCCCCCTGGACGCGGTGGACCTCTTCGTGCGCCTGGCCAGGCGCGTCACCCTAGACACCCCCCCACCCCCTGAGGTAAAGTAGGGTTAAGGTTGGGTAAGTGCCCCCTGGGGAAGCCCCAGGGGGTAGGCCTTTTGGGAGGGGGGCGTGTGGACGAGCGCGTGGATGGGCTCATGCGCGTGGTGGAAGGTCTCTTGGACGAGCTGGCCCACCAGGGCGTGCCCGAGGAGAGGCTCCGCGTCTACCGGGAGGAGCTCCTGGCCCTCCGGATCTACACCCGGATGCGGGCGGAGCGGGACCGCCCCAGCTCCCTCTGGGCCAACCCGCGTCTCTGGCTGGTCCTGGCCCTGCTCCTGGCCATTGTCGGCGCTATGATGGGCCTGCCCGTCCACAAGCTCTTCCCCTGAGGAGGTGCGATGTTTCGCGATCCAAACCGTCCGAAGCTGATCCGGGGAGCCGTGCTGCAGGTGCTCTACCTGCATGCGATGGGAACTGAGTCGCCCCTCAACGTGGCGGACCCCTACGCCATGCCCAGGGGGGTCCTGGTGAGGACCCTAGAGTACTCCCACATCCTCCCTGCCCGTCCTGAGCTCAACGCCGCCGTGCGCTACCTCCAGGAGAAGGGCTACCTCAGGGCCGAGTGGGACGAGGACGGGGAGTTCCGCGTGATCCGGCTCACCGAGAAGGGCATAGACCTGGTGGAGGGGTCCATCCGGGATGCCGGGGTCCTCCTGCCGCGGTGAAGGACGATGGACGTCCGGGAAGAACTCCACGCCATCTCCGTGGCCATCCGCCGGTACCAGGAGGAGACCCTGGCCGAGATCCGGAAGCTCCGCCAGGAACTAGAGGAGGAGCGGAGGCACCACAGGACCGAGCGCTGGCTCATCGCCGTCCTGCTGGTGGTGGCCTTGGTGGGGTGGGTGCGGTCGTGAAGCTCCACTACCGCAGGCACCGCCTCTGCAAGGTCTGCGCGCTCCCGGACGAGGTACGGGAGCGGGTGGACGCCATGCTCCTGGGCGAGGAGACCGAGGAGGACGGGCGCCCCTACACCCTGGAGGGCATCGCCCGCTGGCTCCAGGCCCAAGGGTATGAAGCCTCCCCCTCGGGCCTACACCGCCACGCCCGGCACCTGGCCCCGGCCCTGGATCAAGTGCTGCAGATGGAGCGCCTGGTGGAGGCGGTGGAGGAGGCCACGGGTAAGCGCCTCTCCTACGCCGCCGCATTGGCCAACATCGTGGTGCACAAGGCCCTCCGCTACCTGGACGGGCTGGAGCTGGGGGAGGCGGAGGTGGACCCGGAGAAGGTGGTGCGCCTCGGGCTGGAGGCGGCCCGGGTGGCCCTCTCCCTGGAGCGGATAGACCGCTCCCTCAGGCAGGAGGCGGCGGAGAAGGTGGAAAAGGCCCTCCGGGTGCGGGAGATTGAGCCTGAGGTGATTGAGGCCATCAAGCGGGACCTCTATGGGCTTTGACCTCCTCCCTTACCAGCGGACGTGGATCCGGGACGAGAGCCGCTTCAAGATCGGCCTCTGGTCCCGCCAGACGGGCAAATCCTTCGCCCTCACCCTCGAGGCCGCCCTCCACGCCGTGGAGCACCGGGGGAGCACCTGGGTCCTCCTCTCGGCGGGGGAGAGGCAGAGCCGGGAGCTGGCCGAGAAGACCAAGGCCCACCTAGACGCCATGCGGCAGATGGCCACCCTCATGGAGAGCCGCTTCTTCGAGGGGGGCGAGAGCGTGACCCAGCTGGAGATCCGCCTGCCCAACCTCTCCCGCCTCATCTTCCTCCCCGCCAACCCCCGCACCGCCCGCGGCTACACGGGGAACGTGGTCCTGGACGAGTTCGCCTTCCACCAGGACTCCGAGGCCATCTGGGCGGCCATGTACCCCATCATCACCCGGAGGCCCGACCTCAAGATCCGGGTGATGAGTACCCCCAACGGCCCCCGGGGGAAGTTCTGGGAGCTCTGGGAGAAGGGCGGGCCCGCCTGGAGCCGCCACAAGGTCACCATCTACGACGCCGTGGCCCAGGGCCTGCCCGTGGACCCCGAGGAGCTCCGCGCGGGCCTGGCGGACGACTTCATCTGGCAGCAGGAGTACCTTTGCGAGTTCCTGAGCGCCGAGGAAGCCTTCCTGCCCTGGAGCCTCATCCTGGAGGCCGAGGCCCGGGAGGACCCCCGGGGCCCCTGGAACCCCGACCAGGCCTACCTGGGGGTGGACGTGGGCCGCCACCGGGACCTCACCGTCTTCGTGGTCCTGGAGCGGGTGGGGGACGTCTACTGGGTGCGCCTCCTGGAGACGCTGCACCGGGCCCCCTTCGCCCAGCAGGAGGCCCGCCTCCACGCCCTCCTGCCCCAGGTGCGCCGGGCCTGCCTGGACGCCACGGGCCTCGGGGAGATGCTGGCGGAGAACGCCCGCCGGGCCTTCGGCTACAGGGTGGAGCCGGTGAAGTTCACCCCCGAGGTCAAGGCCGACCTGGCCCAGCGCCCCCGCCTCTTCTTTGAGGACCGCAGGGTGCGCATCCCCGAGGACCGGGCCCTCCGAGAGGACCTCCACAGCGTGCGCCGGATCGTCACCCCCTCCGGGAACGTGCGCTACGACGCCGAGCGCTCGGAGAGGGGCCACGCCGACCGCTTCTGGGCCCTGGCCCTGGCCCTCCACGCCGCCGAGAACCCGAGGGGCCCCGTGGAGTACAAGAGCGTCCTCCGCCGGGCCTTCGCGGGCTGGAAAGGAGCCTTCTGATGCCCATCTTAGACCAGTACGGACGCCCAATCCCCACGGAGCCCCCCAAGGCGGCCCGGGGCAGTCTGCCGGTGTGGCGGCCCTTCGCCGGCTACCCCTCCCGCGGCCTCACCCCCGAGCGGCTAGCCCGGATCCTCCGGGAGGGGGCCGAAGGCTACCTGGCCGAGCAGGCGGAGCTCTTCCTGGAGATGGAGGAGAAGGACGCCCTCCTCTTCTCCCTCCTCCGGACCCGGAAGCTCGCCGTCATCGGCCTGGACTGGCGGCTGGAGCCCGCCGAGGCCTCCCGCCAGGGGAGGCGGGTCCTCGGGGCCCTGGAGGAGGTGTGGTGGAACCTCCCCTTGGAGAACCTGATGCTAGACCTCCTCTCCGCCATCCCCCAGGGGGTGAGCGTGGTGGCCGTGGCCTGGGAGTGGGACGGCCTCCTCTGGCGGCCCGCCCAGTTCCGCTGGGTCCACCCCGGGGCCCTGGCCTACGAGGAGGCCCACGACCGCTTCCTCCTGGTGGGGGAGCGGGGGGAGGCGGAACCCTTCGCCTTCGGAGCGGCCATAGAGCACCGCTACAAGGCCCGCTCGGGCCTCCCCACCCGGGCCGGGCTCATGCGGAGCCTGGCCTGGCTCTACCTCTTCAAGCACTACGCCCTCAAGGACTGGGTGGTCTTCGCCGAGACCTACGGCCAGCCGTACCGCATCGGTCGGTACGACCCCGCCGCCGGGGAGGAGGAGCGGCGGCGGCTGGAGGAGGCGGTGCGCTCCTTGGGGGCGGACGCTGCCGGGGTCATCTCCAAGGACACGGAGATCCAGATCCTGGAGGCGGCCAAGGGCCAGGGCCCCCAGGTGTACGAGAGCCTGATCCGCCTCGTGAACCGGGAGATGGCCCAGGCGGTCCTGGGGCAGACCCTCACCTCCAGCGAGGGGGACGGGGGGAGCTACGCCCTGGCCAAGGTGCACGAGCGGGTGCGGATAGACCTCCTCCGGGCCGACGCCCGCGCCCTGGCCAAGACCCTCCGGGAGGGGCTCATCCGCCCCTTTGTGGCCTTCAACTTCGGCCCCGAGCTCCTGAACCTCGCCCCCTACCCCGTGCCCGAGGTGGAGGAGGAGCGGGACCTGGAGAGCCGGGCCCGGGTGCTCCAGGCCCTCCAGGGCATGGGCCTCGCCCTGCCCGAGGCCTGGCTCCGGGAGGAGTTCGGGGTGCCCGCCCCCGGGGAAGGGGAGGCGGTCCTCTCCGCCCGCGCCCTCCAGGAAAGGCGGCCCCGGGGCATGGTGGCGGGGCAGGCCTTCGTGGACGCCCTGGCGGACCGCCTCCTGGAGCGGGCCCCCATGCCCGGCCTCCCCGACCTCCTCCGGGCCATCGCCGAAGCCCAGGACTACGAGGACCTGAGGCAGCGCCTCCTCGCCCTCTACCCCGGCATCCCCTTCGCCGAGCTGGCCCAGCTCCTGGACGCGGCCTTGACCCTCTCGGAGCTGGCGGGCAGGCTGGCCCAGCGCCAGGACAGTGGCCTGGATGGTTGAGCCCGACCCCTTGAAGCCCGAGGAGGCCCTGGCCTGGTTCCGGGCCAGGCTCCCCCTCCCCGACCCCGAGTTCCGGGCCCTCCGGGAGGAGGCGAGGCGCCGGGCCTTCTGGGTCTCGGGCCTGGCCGCCTTGGACATGGTGCAGGAGGTCATGGACGCCCTGGAGGAGGCCCTGAGGGAGGGAACCACCTTCGGCGACTTCCAAAAGGCCCTCTCCGAGCGGGTGAAAAGCGCCTGGGGCGAGGGGAGCCGCCACCGCCTGGAGGCCGTCTTCCGCACCAACCTCCAGCTGGCCTACGGGGCGGGGCGATGGAAGGAGGCCGTCTCCACCCGGGAGCTCAGGCCCTACTGGGGCCTCTCCGTGGTGCTGGACGGGCGCACCTCCGAGGTGTGCAGGCTCCTGGCCGGGGTGGTTCTCCCCGCCGACGACCCCTTCTGGCGCACCCACGTCCCGCCCCTCCACTACAACTGCCGAACCGTCCTGGTCACCTACTCCCGGGAGGAGGGGGAGAGGCGGGCCTGGAGGGAGCCCCCGGTCCACGAGCCCCAGCCGGGCTTCGGCCGCTCCCCCACGGAAGACGAGTGGAGCCCGGACCCCAAGGACTACCATCCCGAGCTCTGGGGGGCCTACCTGAGGGCCCTGGCCGCCCTGCCCGAGGCGAGGGACCGTCTCAGGCGGCTCGCGGAAAGCCGGGGCCGGGAAAAGCCAGAGCCCAGGGACTGGCTCTTTGCCGCCGGGACGATGGCGGGTAGCCCCTTCAACCGCAAGACCCGGTCTGTCCCCGAGAACCTGCGGTCCTCCCTTGGCGGCGGGCGGGCCACCGTGCTGGACATCCACGTGGCAAAGCGGGTTTCGGACGGGGACCTGGCCCCGGGCACGTCCCCTGAGGTGTACGAGCGCCTGTGCCGCGAAGCCCCCGCCCACCCCGAGGCGGCCCTCTTCGCCTACACCCGGGCCCAGGGGCCGGTGCTGGCCGCCCTGGCTCCCGCCTCCTTCCTACCCGAGGGGATCCGCGGCCCCCGGCTCAGGGGCTTCTGGTTCGTGGTATACTCTTTCCACAGCGGGACGTTGGTGACCGGATACAGCGTCAACGTCCTGCGTGAGCTGGACATCCCGTGGGAGGAAGTGACGTGGCTCAAGAAGCCGCCCTGGCTTACCGCCCCCTCCAGCTAGCCCGCGCCTACGTGGACTGGGTGCGGGAGCTTTTGGACCTGGGGGAAGAAGCGGACCCGGACGAGCTCCTGGAGGCCGTGGAGGAGTGGAGCCGCTTCCGCCACTACCTCCAGGACGCCGCCCAGGAGGACCGGGAGGCCGTCCTGGCCCTGGCCCGGGAAGTGTTCGCCGAGAGGGCGAGGCTTGCGGCCCAGGGGTTTCCCGTGCCAGAGACCTGGGAGGCCTTCCTCCGGAGGTTGGGCCTTTGAGGGCCGGGCATGGCTACGGAAACCTTCCTGGCTCCACGCGATCCCCTAGGGTACGCCCGTTGGCTCTGGCAGGGCTACCTGGAGCTCTTAGAGGACCCCGACGGCTACGATGAGGTGTTCATCCTGGCCGAAGCCGAGGAGTGGCCGCTTTTCGTGGAGGCCTTGGCCCGCCTGGCCCAATCGGACCCCGTGGCAGCGATGGCCCTCGTGGACGAGGTGATGGCGCGGGCGGAGGAGCTGAGGGCCCTGGGGGTGCGCTTGGAGGACCGGGAGGCCTTTCTGAAGCGGTTGGGCTTGTGAGGACGGGGGGAGAACGGGGCCGGGGGAACCCCGGCCCTCCTCCTTTTGGGCGTCCGGCCGTTCCCGGCGGATGGCCTTCTGCGCCCCTAGAAGCCCCCTAGAAGGCCCGGCCAGGACCACGCCTAACTTCCCCAACTAGGCCCCGCCACCCCCCCGCCTTCTCGGGCCTCTGAGGGCCGGTTTCTCCCTCCTGTTCACAGCGTCAAGCGTCCTTCAGGACGGGGTTAGGGCGAGTTTCTGACCTGGAGCGTGAGCGATCCCCGCAACACGTACGTTAGTGTGGCCTTCTCACCGGCTAACCTCTCCGCACCTCCACAAGCTCATCCAAGGACACGGGCCGCCCCAGGATGACCTCCAGGGCGCACTTGATGCGGGCGATGGTTTGGAGATCGGGGATGCTTTTCCCTTTTGCGGCTCGGTGTAAGCCTGTGTAGTTAACTCCGGACACCTGGGAAATCCTATACAACGAAACGCCTTCTTGCCTTAGCAGTCGTAGAAAGGGGCCAAGATCGGGCCTGCAGTCCATGCCTATACTTTAGCGTAAATAGGTACCGGGGTAGATAGGATTTGACGCTATCTATATTGAGCTATATAATGCGGCCAACCAGGAGGCCGGTAGCTAGGGTCAGCTTCCTGGTGTACCCAAAAGGAGGTACGAGATGCACGATAGCACGAAGGCTATACCACCGGCAACCGAGGCTTTTTGGAAGGAGGCGCCGTTCCAGGGGCCTCCGGCGGAGGCGTTCCTCTGGAACCGCTTGGCTCCCTACCTGGAGGCCCTTTGGGCTTCCGCCCGGGCCGGGGACTGGAGCGCCTTTGTGGACGGGGCCTACCAGGTTTACCTGGCCGGGCTTCTGGACGCAGGCCTTCCCTTGGCGGCCCTTCTGGCCGTGGATGAGGAGGCGGAAGATGACCAGTGAGGCCAAGGTCATCCGGTTGAAGAGCCTGCACACTCCCGCGGGTTCCCTGCCTGTGGCGTGGGTGGAGGTTGCGGGGCGTAAAGACCTGGCCGTTCCGCTGGCCCGCTTGGCCGAGGTAGTAGAGTACGACTTGAGGGCCTTGCGTAGGTTGGTGGATCGCGATCTAGTCCTTCGGGACTTACAGAAGGTCGTAACGACGCTCTCGGGGAACTTGAAACGCACCCAGACTTATCTCCTTCGCCCCGGGGTCTTGGGGGTGCTTGTGAAGATTTCCACCTCCCGCATCCAGGACCTCGCCAAGCGGGAGCGGATAATAGCCTTCCAGCGCTGGGCCTTTGAGGCCCTGGACCGGCTCCTCTTTGAGGAGTTTGCCCCGGTCCGTTACGACTCCTCGGACTGAAGTCCAAGGCTTCTCGGTTCTCACGGAACGGCTACTGCCGTATCCATCCCCGAAGGCTCCGTCCGAGCCCAGGAACAACCTTGACTCCGTATCGGCAGGCGAGCGCAATGCTTCTAGCTCTGCCACGGGTGTTCGTTTGGAGTTTTACCCATCGGACTACCCGATGGAACCCCCTACTCCAAGTTTCAAGGTGCACGGGGAACGCTGTCCCCAAGAGGATTTTACCACACATCCGCCGCTCACTATGCTATGTCCGCCACCGGCGGACGTGGGGGAGTCCATGTATCCCCGGTTTGAAAACCGGGGGATTATAAGTGCCCATGCATTAAACTATCCACATGCCTGCCCCCCTTTCGCCAACCCCTCTTCCCTTCCGCCCCCGCCAAGTTTAAGGGGGATCGGGCCACGGCGGCCGCCATGCTTACAGGAGATGTGCGTAGGCGGGACGGGAGCCTATACAGCTACAGCGAGATCGCGCAGATTACCGGAGTGCCCGGGACTACCCTTCGCAGGATGGCTGACCGCCTGGGCGTGCGGCACCTTCGCCGTCCCCCGGCCCTGCCCACTCCTGCCAAGACTTCCGATGCCGAGCTCCTGAGGCTTCTGACAGATGTCCTCAATAAGTTGTACTTGCACCTAGCCCGGTGAGTGGCGGTCAACAACATGACCCCTGGGTTCACCCAGGGGTCATGCTCATGGAGCCCCCGAAAAGAGGCGAGGACGGCCTGAAAGACCAAGAACGGAAGGGGGGAGGGAACCCCTAGACACCCCCCCACCCCCTGTGGTACCTTACGGCTAAGGTTGGGTAAGTGCCCCCTGGGGAAGCCCAGGGGGTTGAGGTTTTTATGCGCGTGCTTTGGCCCCTGCCACCTGATCCCAAGGCGAACCGCGTGGACGCGGGCTTCCTTGACCCCCGCTACCCCGAGTGGCGCCGGGCCCAGGGCCTGCGGCCCGACCAGCACCCCGGGGCGGACATCAACCTCCAAGGCACCTCCGGGGACGCCGACCTGGGCTACCCGGTGGTGGCCGTGGCCGAGGGCAGGGTCGTCCACTCCGCCTTCCACCGCGTGTGGGGGAACGTGGTGCTCATGGAGCACGACCTGCCGGGTCTCGGGCGCTTCTGGACCCAGTACGCCCACCTCGCCCACCGGGCGGCCCGGGAGGGGGACTACCTCTTCGCCGGGGAGCCCGTGGGGAGCGTGGGCAAAGGGGATCCGGCCCGCCCCTACCTGGCCCACCTGCACTTTGAGGTACGGCGGGCCCCCCTGGAGGCCGACTTCTGGCCCGGCGGGGACGTGAACCTCATCCGGGAGAAGTACCTGGACCCCCAGGCGTCCCTCGGGGCTCACTACGAGCCCCGGCGCAGGTACTTCCGCGCGCGGGGCGTGCTCTGGATCCCCGAGCGGCGGGAGCTCTCCGGGGTGGTGGTGAACCTGGAAGACCCCGCCCTGGTTCAGATGGCCATGAGAAGGCCCTAGATGCTCACCGGCGCCCTCTTCCGCCTCCAGGTCCTGATGGAGCTCGCGGACCGCGTCTCGGGTCCGGCGGGGGCGGTGGCCGCCCGCATCCAGGCCATAGAGAGCGCCACCCTGCGGGCCGGGGCCGCCCTGGAGCGCCTGCAGACCGCCGCCTCCCTCACCGCCGCCGGGGCCGCCCTGACCGCCCCCCTGGCCCTCGCCACCGGGGCGGCCATGCGTTTTGAGGACGCCTTCGCCGACGTCAGGAAGGTGGTGGACGCCCCTCTCCCGGCCCTGCAGGCCCTGCAGCGGGAGCTCCTGGCCCTCACCCGCGCCATCCCCATGAGTGCCACCGAGCTCACCCAGATCGCCGCGGCCGCGGGCCAGGCGGGCATCCCCTTCGGGGAGCTCGTGCGCTTCACCCGGGACGCGGCCCGGGTGGGGGTGGCCTTCGGCATCACCGCCCAAGAGGCGGGGGACGCCCTCGCCAAGCTGAGGAACGTCCTGGAGCTCACCCAGCCCCAGGTGATGCGGGTGGCGGACGCCATCAACTACCTGTCCAACAACATGGCCGCCACCGCCCCCGAGATCATGGAAGTCCTCCGCCGGGTGGGCGGCACGGGGAAGCTCCTGGGGCTCACGGGCCAGCAGGTGGCGGCCTTCGGGGCGAGCCTCCTCGCCCTGGGCACCGCCCCCCAGGTGGCGGCCACGGGCCTCAACGCCCTCTTCCAGCGCCTGGCTACCGCCCCCGCCCAGCCCAAAGCCTTCCAGGAGGCCCTGGCCCGCCTGGGCCTCACCGCGCGGGGGCTCCAGGAGGCCCTGAGGCGGGACGCCGCCGGGGCCATCCTGGACTTCCTGAACCGCCTCCGGGCCGCTCCCGACCAGCTCACCCTCCTCACCGACCTCTTCGGCATGGAGTACGCCGACGACATCGCCAAGCTGGTGGGGTCCCTGGGGACCCTGCGAACGGCCCTCGGCCTGGTGGCCGACCCCGCTCGGTACACGGGGAGCGTCCTCCAGGAGTTCCAAAACCGGAGCCAGACCCTCAAAAACCAGCTCCAGCTCCTCAGGAACGCCCTGGAGCGGGTGTGGATCGTCCTGGGGAACGCGCTATTGCCCATCGTGACCCCCGTGGTGGAGCGGCTCACCGGCCTCATCCACCGCGTCTCCGACCTCCTGGAGCGCTTCCCCCTCCTGCGGGGCGCGGTGGTGGGGGTGCTCGGGGTCCTGGGGGGCCTCCTCGTCCTCGGGGGGTTGGTGGTGGGGAGCCTGGCCGCCATCGGCTTCGCCTCCGCCCAGGCGAGGCTCGGCCTCCTGGCCCTGCAGGGGGCGGCGGGAAGCCTCACGCGCCAGCTCCGCGGCCTCTCCCTGGGCTTCGCCCTTCTGCGGGGGGAGATGGCCCGCCTGGGCGCGGCGGGCCTCCTCCGGGGGGCCTTCGGCGCCCTCGCCCAGGGGGCCGTCCTAGCCGGGCGGGCGCTGCTCTACTTGGGGCGGGCCGTCCTCCTGAACCCCCTGGGCCTCCTCCTCACCGCCCTCGCGGGGACGGTGGCCCTATTCCGCCAGGCCTGGCAGGCCAGCGTGACCTTCCGGCAGGGCGTCATGGACACCCTGAACGCCCTACGGGGGGCCTTCGCCCCGGTCCTGGCCGAGCTCCGGAGCCTGGGTGAGGCCCTGGCGGGCCTCTTCCGCCCCGTGGGGGAGAGCCTCCAGGCCTCCCTGGCCGGGGTGCTCCCCGCCTGGGACCGGGTCATGTACGCCCTGGGGTTCGGCCTGGGCTTCCTCTTCGGCTTCCTCCGGGGCCTCCTCCAGCGCCTCGCCCCCATCTTCGGGGAGGGCTTGGCCGGGGTGGTGCGGGTGATCCGGGGCTTCGTGGACGTGGTGGTGGGCCTCCTCACCCTGAACCTGGACCGGGCGCGGCAGGGGGCCCTCAGGGTCTGGGAAGGGCTGAGGGCAGTCCTCTCCGTCCCCCTGAGGCTCGCCGGGGTGGCCTGGGACGCCATCCGGAGCGGGCTGGAGCAAGCCCTGGCCTGGCTACGGGGGCTCGTGGACCGCATGAAGCAAGTGGGAGGGCAGCTCGTCCAGGGCCTGGTGGAGGGCATCAAGAGTTGGGCGTTCGCCCCGGTGAAGGCGGTGGAGAACCTGGCCTCTTCCGTCTGGGAAGCCATTAAGAGGCGACTCGGAATCCGCTCCCCCTCCCGCGTCATGGCCCACCTGGGGGTGATGGCAGCCCTGGGCCTGGCCGTGGGGCTCCAGAACATGGTCCCCCGGGTGGCCCAGCAGGCGGAGGCCCTGGCCCAGGCAGCCACCTCCCGGCTGGAGACGCCCCAGGTTCCCGAGGTGCCCCTGCCCCGGCTTCCCGAGGCGGCGCTTCCCGGGGGGTGGAGGTTCCCCGAGGTGCCTCCGCCCCCTTCCCAGGCCCCCGCAGAACCCCCAGGGACCGCCCCTTCCCGGGAGGCCAGGCAGGTCCAGCAGGTGATCCGCATAGAGCGGCTGGAGCTACCCGGGGTGCGGGACGCCCAGGAGTTCCTGGAGGAGCTCAAGCGGCTCTTCCTGCCCTACATGGAGGCTTAGGATGCCCTACCTGCGCTTCGCCACGGGAGACCGGCTCCGCCTGGACGGCGAGGAGTTGCCCGGGGTGGTGGTGGCCGTGGAGGTGGAAGGGGAGAACTCCATAGAGTCCATCCCCCGGGAGAACCGGGCCGGGGACGTGCACGTGATGCGGGGGTATCGGGACTTCCGGGTGCGGATCACCCTGCGCCTGGCGGGTCAGGACCCCCTGGCCGAGGCCCGCAAGCTGCAGGCCAAGTTCGCCAAGAGCAAGACCGAGCCCCTCCGGGTGGTCCACCCCCACCTGGCGGCCCGGGGGGTGGAGAAGGCCCTCTTCGCCCGACTCACCACCCGGGAGCTCGGGGGAGAGGAGGGGATGGAGGCCGTCCTGGAGCTCACCCAGGTGGAGCCCCGGGAGGCCATCGCCCAGGCCAACGCGGAAGAGGGGAAGGCCCTGGGCCAGGCCGCGGCCCAAGGCCGGGTGGCGGGCCCGCCCCCCGGGAGCGCCCAGGCCCGGAGGAACAGCGAGGCGCGGAAGCCCGCGGAGCCCCCGGCCTTCCTGCGGGGCTTCATCGCCGGGGATCGGGCGGGCGCCGCCGCGGCGGGAGGTGGCCGGTGAGGCTCTTCCACCTACCTAGGCCCAGGACCCCGGAGGGCGTCCCCTCCCTGGTGGAGGTGGCGGAAAGCCCCCACGTCCCCTGGCGGTGGGGGCTCGTCCGGGGCCTGGAGCGCCCGCCCTCCCGCCTGCTCTTGGACGACGAGCCCCTCCTGGCGGGGCAGGCGGTGGCCCGCCTGCCCGCCCAGGAGTGGGCCCTCTGGGGGCTCTCCGAGTGGCGGCGGCCCGTGGGGCCCCAGGGCTTTCAGGACGTCCGCCTGGAGGAGGTTCTGGGCTGGGTTCAGGGGTCCTGTGGGGGAAAGGCCCTTATCAAAAGCCAGGGGGAGGCCAAGCGCCACTACGCCCTGCCCCGCCTTCCCGCTTGGGAGGCCGCCCTCCACGCCCTGAGGGCCTGGGGGAAGGAGGACGTCCTCCACGAGCTGGACGGCGGGACCCTCTACATCGGCCCCCTGGACGGGAGCCCCCACGCCTCCGTGCGGCACCGGGTAGCGGAGGAGGTGGCCGTCCTCCGGCGCCTCGCCGAGGGGCGCTACTACCTGCTTCTCCCCCCCATGCCCCGCCTCCGCCTGTACCACCTCTTGGAGGTGGACCACCCTGGCTTCCGAGGGGTCCTGAGGGTGGTGGAGCACCGGCTCCACCTCTCCGGGCGGGAAGCCGTGCACGAGGTCTACGGGAGGGCGGTATGACCTCCAGGCTCCACCTGGCCCTGAGGCGGCTCGTGGAGGCCCTCTGGCCCGAGCTCGCCGCCCGAACCCACCTCCCCCACAAGGCACGGGTGATGGCGGTGCGCTCCGAGGCGGGGGTGGCGGGCCCGCCGGGGGCGTGCCGCTACAGCGTGGACCTGGAGCCCCTCACCCCGGACGGCCGGCCCGACCCCGCCCGGCCCTTCCTCCGGGACGTCCCCCTGGACGTGCCCTGGGTGGGGCACGGGCGGGGGGTCTACGCCCTGCCCGAGGTGGGGGCCATCGTGCGGGTGGCCTACTACGACGGGAACCCCGCCTACCCCTACGTGGACGGGGTGCTCTCCGAAGGGAGGAGCCTGCCCCAGGTGGAGCCCGGGGAGTACCTGGTGCAGCGGGACGCCGACACCTGGGTCCGCCTCCGCCCCGACGGGGAGATCCACGTCCAGGCGGCCCCCGGGGTGCACCTCCGCCTGAAGCCCGACGGCACCGTGGAGCTCTACGGCACGGCGGTGGTGCGGGTGGACGCCCCCCGGGTGGAGCTGGCCGGGGGCGGCCCCCCCGTGGCCCGGGTGGGGGACCCGGTGCGGGTGGGGAGCGCCGTGGGCCAGATCATCGGGGGCAGCGGCAAGGTCTACTCGGGGTGAGCCGTGTACCGGGACTGGAAGTGGCAGGACGGGGACGTCCTCCTCTCCCCCAGGGGGGATGCGGCCCTGGCGGAGGGGATGGAGGTCCTCAGGCAGGACCTCCTCGCCCGCCTGCTCTCCCCCCGGGGGAGCCACTGGGCCTTCCCCTTGGAGGGCTCGGACCTCCTGGACTACGTGGGGGCCCCCCTGGACGACCTCACCCGCACCGAGGTCCTGCAGGAGGCCGAGAGGACCCTTCTGGAAGACGCCCGAGTCCTGGAGGCTTGGGGGGAGTGGACGGAGAGGGACCTCCACCTCACCGCCCGCCTCGCGGAGGAGGCCCTGAGCCTCCTCCTGCCCTGGCCCCTGGAGGTGACGCGTGGCTGACCTGATCCCGCCCCTACCCGACCTGGAGGAGGAGGTGGCGCGGCTCGTGGCCCTCCTGCCTGAGGGCTTCCCCGTGCGGGACCCGGACGCCTTCAGCGCCTTCGGCACCTACCTGCGCCTCGCCGCCCAGGCCTCCCTGGAGGCCCGCGCCTTCGCCCGGGCCCTGGCCCCCCAACTCCTGGTCACCCGGGCCACGGGGGCCTGGCTGGACGAGCACGCGAAGGGGATGGGCCTGGAGCGGAAGCCCGCCCGTCCCGCCCGCCTCCGCCTCCGTTGCCTGGCCTCGGCCTCGGGCACCTTCCCCCTTGGGGCCCTGGTGGGCCTGGGAGAGCTCCGCTACCGGGTGCAGGGCCCCTACGCCCCCGAGGCCCTGGTGGAAGGGGTGAGCGAGGGGGTGGGAAGCCGCTACACCCTGCCCGTGGGGGCGGTCCTCTACCCCGTGACCGTGGTGCCCGGCCTGGAGCGCCTGGAGGTGGTGGAGGTCTTGGAGGCGGGGCAGGACGGGGAGACGGACGAGGAGCTCCGGGCCCGCCTCCTCCTCTCCTGGCCCGCTCTGAGCCGGGGGAGCACCTACCACGCCTACATGAGCTGGGCCCTGGAGGTGCCCGAGGTGCGGAAGGTGAAGGTTCTGGACCAGCATCCCCGGGGCCAGGGCACCGTGGACGTGGTCATCGCCCCGGCCCGAGGCCTCCCCTCCCCTGAGCTCATCGCCCGGGTCCAGGCCCTGGTGGATGAGCGCCGCCCTGTGACCGCGGACGCCCTGGTCCGGGACCCCACCCCTAGGACCCTCAACCTCTCCCTCCGCCTGCACCGCCTGCCGGGAAGCCCGCCCCTGGAGGCCTGGCGCTCCTGGGCCCTGGACTTCCTCCACGGCCTGGGCATCGGGGAGACCTTCTGGCCCTCCCGCCTCATGGACTACCTGCACGATCGGGGGGGTCTCGAGGCGGTGGAGGTCCTCACCCCGGCCGCCCCCGTGGTCCCGGCCCAGGACGAGCTCCTCGTCCCCGGGGAGGTGAGCGTAGTTGAGTGAACTCGCCGAGGCCTTCTACCGCCATCTTCTGTCCCTCCTCCCCCCGGGGCGCTACCCCCGGGAGGGCGGGGCCGCGGACGGGACGGTGCGGATGCTGGGGGCCCTGGAGGCCTCCGCCGTGGAGGAGACCCTGGCCCTCTTCCGCCAGGCCCTGCCCCAGCACGCCGAGGGGGCCTTCCTGGAGGAGGTGGGGCGGGGGAGGGGGATCTCCCGCTTCCAAGGGGAGCTGGAAGCCGCCTTCCGGAACCGGGTGGTGTATGCCGTGCGCTTCTGGCTCCTCGGGGGCACCCTGCCCGGGATGCGCCTGTGGCTGGAGGCGGCGGGCTACGAGGCCCACATCCACGAGCACTTCCAAGACGATCCCTCCATCTGGGCCGAGTTCTCCCTCTACCTCTGGCCCTACCGCCCGGAGTTCACCACGGACCGCTGGGACGACGGGGTGGGAGCGTGGGACGACGACAGCACCTGGGACTACACCCTAAACGGGGCGGAACTTCAGCGCGTGCCGGAACTGGTCAGGGAGGTAAAGCCCGCCCACGCCCGCGTGCGGTCCATTTACTACATCCCGGGACCCCGGGACGCTTGGGACGACGGAGCGGTGTGGGATGAAGACGGCGATGTCTGGGGTCCTGAGCCCGTACAGATATACCCATAGGAGGTAAGAATGCCAAGAAACTTAACACCTGAAGACCGCTGGGAGACGGATTTTGAGGTGCCCATTCCAGGCGAGCCCCGGAGAATCGGGCCGCTGGAGGTTCTGTTTCAGCGTCTTCTCAATCGCACCGAGCGGCTGAAGAACCGCACCGGGGCCATCTTGGGATTGTCCTGGGACGCCACGCCACCGGATACGATCGCGGGGCTCGCGGGGCGGGTGAGCACGCTGGAAAGCAACCAAGGAGACACGACCCTCTCCGCTCACCGCAACGCTGCAACGCTGGACCACCCCGACGGGGCAGTCACGCTTGCCAAGCTCGCCCCCGCCATCTTGGGTCAGCCCAACGGTCTTCCCTTGCTAAACAGCGCTGGGGCCCTCGCCGCCAGCGACGCATACCTGGACAGGGGGTTGTTGAACAGCGCCGTAAACTGGAGTACCCTCACCGATGCGGGCACGTATGAGGTGGCGAGCGGGGCCTTCGGAACCGGCAGCGCCAACACGCCGCCCGCCGTGGCTCAGCAGGGGCACCTGGTGGTCTTCAAAACATCGGGGGTCACCACCCAGATATACATTCCCAAAGGCAGCGACCCTGGTATTTATCGGCGGCAGTACGCCGGAGGTACCTGGTCCCCCTGGGCCACGGCTGGTGCGGTGTACGGCTCCAACTCCAACGGCTCCTATATCCGGTTCGCGGACGGTACGCAGATTTGCTGGGCCTCTCACTCTGATTCATCGTTTAATAGCATTGTGATAGGAAATGATACAAACTACAAATACCGCCCAAAATATTGGCTTTTCCCCGCTGCATTTGCCAATACCCCTGTTGTGACATCGTCAGGCGATATAGAGGGGGCACGAGTAGACATCCTTAACTCGTACGATATTTCAATAACTCAATGCACTATAGAAGCAGGCCAATACAACACCTCCGCCATAAATGTAATAGGACTTACGCAGTTGAGGCAAACTCATAGACACGATGCGCCAGGTAGGTTCGGATGGCGTCGCGAACTATCGCGGTCTTGGCCTCATACCAGCTCACCCCCGTCTTCAACCGATACAGCTCCA